AAATAATAATCTTTTTGATACAGACATAATCAATCTTCTAGCTTGTAACAACAATCTTCTGATGTTTAATCTATCAAGAGCACTAGATCTAACTTGTAAGTTTCTATTACCCCAGATAACAACACCAACGTCTGAATAAGTCGCTAATGGGTTAATTCTACCTGGATATAAAATATCTCTAGCTTCTTGATCAAGAACGATACGTGCTCTATTACATTTAACCAAACCTCTGTTGTAACCTGCGGTTGCGAACCAAGGGAATGCTACGTTATCTGTATAAGCCATATTTCTAACAACTTCAGCTGTAGGTGGAATAAACAAGTTTGCATTATTTTCGGTATCAGTGATTTGAATCCATGGATAGTATACCGCTGTATAGTTTGAATCGATTTCAGTGTTTTCTAACTCATCAACGATATCTTCAGCATAATACCAACTTTCAGTATCTGAAGGGTTGTTATTGTTTAACAACTTAATATCAGGTAATGTAGGTAAGTAAATAGCATCCAATCTTTTCTCCTCAACAACCTCAATTGCATCTCTAACCAAGTCTGTATTGTTTAATACGTCAATACCAGGGGTAGCTAAGATATTAATTGGTGTTTCTTCAGGGTTTTGGTATGTTCTAATACCATATAAGTAAGCATAGTAGTCGGAAGTACCAAACAATTCAGCGTACTCAACATTTGTGAAAGTATCAAATTGTGAAGCAACGAAACCAGTTCTACCTATCTTATACTCATCAGTATTAGTTCTGTTTAATCTAAACTCGTCCCAACCATCAAAACCACCTGCAAATAATAAAGTGAATTTTCTTGTTCTCATGTTGTTATACGGGTGAGTCGCAGTACCATCAACAGTTGTTGCATCATTAAATGAAGCCACACCAGTTGAGAAAACTTGTTCTCCAGTCACAGAATCAACCAACGCTGAAGCGTTAATATCCATGTGGAAGCCTTTAGTTTTAGTGAAGTAATCATCACCAGTGTTGTAAGCGTTATCACCTAAAATACTAACTTTACCTTTAAACAATAACAAGTCTTTATCAAAACCAAATTGGCTTGAGAAACCTAAATAGTTTTTGTTTACTTTATCACCGTTTGAGATGACTGGGTTAGCAAATGGTGGGTTATAAATAACATCACCAGGCGCAAAATATTTAGTTTTGTAAGGCATTTCAGGGACAGCTGTTTCTGTATAATCAGTTTCACCGTTAGTTCTGAACTCATAACCTTCGAAACCAGCAGGAATAGCATCTTTAGGTGCATTGATAGCTGGTTCTAATACAACATAAGCACTCTTAAGAGGGTATTTGTTGTCGATAGTACCTATTTTTCTACCAACGTAGTTATCTAAAGTTTCATCCATTGTACAATCAACAAATCTTTCGATAATAACTGGGTTTTTATCTGTATCTGAGAAAGATCTGATGTAAATATCAAATGTCTTCTTAGATAGATCAACATTGGCGATTGAAGTCTTTATTTCGTAGTTAGCGTTAGTACCGTCTGAAATAGAAATTAATCTAAACAATCTTTGCGGCACACCACCTCTTAATTCTGATACAATAAAAGGAGTAACAGGTGATTGATATTGGAATTTGTAGTGATCCCAGTTGTTAACACCAACTAATTCGGTGTACAAACCTTTGATTTTTCCTTTATACCAACCATCAGCTAAAGTTTGGTCGTAAACTTCTTCAGCATAAATATGTGAATCTTTATCTGTTAAAGTAGATCCAATTACTTTTTTAATGTAGTTAGAATTTGTTTTATTTAATGAAACGGTGTATGAAAAAGTTCCACCTGTTGGGTTAGCGGTTGTACCAGTTAAATCAAATGAAACATATGGGTCACTTGTTAAATTAGCTGGGGCAATCATACCCAAAGAAGCCGTGTTATACTTCAAAATGTCAGAAACATAACCACCTCTACTCTTAATTGTAGCGATAGTTTTATTATGACCTTCAGTATATGGGTTACAATTTAAAGTAACCGTATACAATTTTAATGTACCCTTAATAACGGTAGCATTAACACCAGTAAAACTATGACAGAATAAAGCAAAACTAGGTCCAGAGTAAGTTTGTGTTGTGCTATCATAAATTAATTCATTATTTAACACATACGCATCTCTATCGTTAGCTGGAACCGTTACAGGCAACTCATAAGCATCAACATAACTTGGTGTAAAGATGTTTATAGATGTTGCATCATTAACTAATGCGGTATCAATATCATTGGTCAATAAACCCCAATACATCGCATGCTTCTTATCGTAGAAAGGAGCGTTTGTATAACCACCGATAGTTGTGAAGAAGGTGTTAAATGCACCATCAAATTCATTAGCATTAACACCAGTTAATTGTGATAAATGATTAATCAACGAAACATTACCAGCAACATAGAATTGATTTGTAGCTGTATTAAAGCTAAATTCAAATTCTTGTTCAGTAATACCTGTATGTGATAATGTACTTTCATCACAAGCACCCAATGTTCTAACAACCCATGACATACCAGAGTCGTACCCTGATAAACCAAGAAGCCTTGTTACGTATAATTGATTTGATTGTGTTAAATACTGCTTAGCAATGTAAGGTAATTCATACTTTACAATTTGAGTATTTTTAAATTTTTCAGGACTAGTTCCACCAAATATAGTTTTATATTCGTCAAAATTTCTAACGAAAATTGGTTGGAAGGCTGGGCCTTTTAACGTTTCACCAACTACACCTAACGTAGTAACACCAACTGTTTCAGTTGTGAATGTTAGGTCTTTTTCAGTCGTGTAAACACCTGGAGATGCATAAACTTTGTTTGCCATATCTATTTAATTTTTGTTTATTATTAATTTTACTTACTGATAAATATTATATTTTTTACCAAAAAACCATTATGATCGATTCATTTTAAAAAATATTTTATTATTATTATCCATTTTCTGTTATTGTTAATGTTCTACTTATCGCTGGAGTTACTATAAAATCGTTGGGGTCCAAAATAAAACCTTGTAGATTAAATGTGTACAGTTGTATGTAAAACCTTTTATTCGTTAAATCAGTTACTTGACTTTCATCGGATGTGTCTTCTAAAACTATCGGAATATAATGACCATTTACTATCGTATAAGCCTGTCTACTCTGAAAGTTTTTAAGTACTAAAGAATTAAACTTATTTAGATCTTCTTGCCTATAAGCGAAAATCCTAACCTGATAGTTAATGTCAACAGGTATCGGTTGAGGTATTTGGTAAATATCAACGCCCTTTTTATTACCGTCCCAAGTAGGTACTTCAGCATAGGTGTAGTGTCTACCAGTTGGTATGTTATATATTAAAGACGGGTTCGTACCATATTTTGTATCTGGGTTTCTAACGATATTAACAAAAGGTATCTTAACGTTTTTATATTCATCTGAAAATTTCCAAGTCTGTGAAAACTCGTTCCATTTTTGTATCCCCATCATAAAAACAGGTACTTCTTGACCATCTAGGGTTAATTGTAGATTGTTTTTAACGAACTCTTTAAAACCACGATCTAGATCGATATGTAACACACCCTGAGGAAGGAAAGTATCTTTGTCCGTTATCATATCCTTCATATTCTCAGCCGCACCACTCTGCATAGAATATGGGTACTCAATATTAGCACGCTCTCTCGTGATATTGATTTTTTTCTTAAAAGAACCAGGTAATGCCATTTTTATACACCATTAAATACGTTAGGGTCAACGTTTGTACATTTTATTCTTCTGAAATAACCAGAGTAACCATATTGCGTACTAGGGTTATCGGTATTTATCGTGTCGTCATCAAAAACACTAAAGTATTTAAAGTTATTTTCCCTGTCAGAATAACCAACAATATCACCATAACCTATCTCAACACCTTTCTCATCTAACTGCTTTTGTAAGACAGTAAACTCTAAATTACCATAATCTTGATACCTTAAATTACCATTTGGTGAGTAAGATTTGTTTTCACCGTTAGCTAAATTTAGAATTACCTTTAATTCAACTGGTGCTTTAAATCTAATATCCCTAGGATTACTTTCCCAGTAAACGTCATCAACCTGCGTATTTACTCTATCAATCCTAAAAAGAACTACTGTAAAGTTCATATCACCTTCGATTAATTCAGTGGCCATATCTAACTCCAACCTAAAATCTTCTTCGTCATAGAACCTATTTAACCTCGTATTCGGTATCCTAGTTTTTCTTTCCATTATTCTTTTTATATAAATAGTTTGATTTATTAGTGAGTTGACTTTCTAGTCAAAATTTGTTATTATTATGGAATAATAATAAAAGAGTAATTAAGATACGATAATGGAGCTTCCCATAGAAAAAAGGGCTTTAGATATATTAAAAATTTATAAAGAGTCTAACGACTATATTTTAAATATTTTAAGCAATTATAAAACAAACAAAAGGTTTATACCAACAAAAAACCAGAGCGATTATATCGTTAAGAATGCTTATGTTGAGCCAGTTGTTGTTAATAAAATGTTTGATATAAGCGCACCTTGTAGGGCGTTTGTCGCTGAACAATTAAAATTGGATTTCATACCAGATAAAGTTTTTATCAATAAATTATTGAGTAGAAAAGAAAACTTTTTACACATCTTTGTTTGTTTTGTTGATGGTTGTGAAGAATATTATATCTTTTATATAATTAAATAATGTATAAAGGCAAAAAATCTAGAACCAGAAATTGATTTATTAAAATATGATAGGCCACCAAAACCCCATCAAATAGAAGCTATTAAAAAACTTTTAACGAACGATAAATTTATTTTAGCGGATGAAATGGGTTTGGGTAAAACGACCTCAGCTATCATCGCTGCAATGGAAGGTGATTTTAAAAAAATATTAGTTGTATGTCCAGCATCATTAAAATTAAATTGGAGAATAGAAATTTCTAATTATGATTCTGTTGATAATGTTAGTGTTGTTGACGGTAGTAACTTAACAGTAAAAAAATGGACAATTGTTAATTACGACATTCTTAAAAATTTCCACCACCTACCAAGACGTGGTGTTAAAGTTTCCGACCTACCAGTATCACCAATAGATTACCACAAATTTGATTTGGTTATTGTTGACGAGGCGCACTACCTTAAAAACGCAACATCAAATAGGACCAAAATATTTAATGATTTTGCTAGTAAAATACCAGTTAGATGGTTTTTAACGGGGACACCGATTACTAATAAACCAATAGATTTTTATAATTTATTATACATGTGTGACTCACCAGTTGCGGCTAATTGGGTTGGTTATGTTAAAAGGTATTGTGCTGGTAGACAATTCAACCGAAAAGGTACTAAACAAAAATATTGGGTTTGTTCTGGTTCATCTAATTTAGATGAACTCAGAGAATATTCTGCTGATGTTATATTGAGAAGAACCAAAAACGATTCAATTGATCTACCACAAAAAACAATCAAACCTGTTTATTTACCACTAGAATTTTCAACAACATACAACGCATATATTGCTGAATATGAAGCTTGGATAGAGGAAATGGAGTCTGCTGGTGAAAAACCAACAATTACTGACCACTTAACTAAATTAATTAAGGTTAGGCAATTATTATCTTATGATAAATTACCTCATACGATTGAATTAGCTGAAGAAATGATTGAAAACGAAGAAAAGGTAATTATTTTTACTTGTTTCACTAATACGGTTAAAGAGTTAGTTGCTCATTTTGGCAATAAAGCTGTCGTTGTAGACGGATCAACATCAAAAGATAAAAGACAATATGCCGTAGACCAATTCCAAAATAATGATAAAGTTAAAGTATTCATTGGTAATATTGTTGCCGCTGGTGTTGGTTTAACACTAACCAAAGGTAGCGTTGTAATTTTTAATGACCTAGATTGGACGCCAGCAAACCATATGCAGGCGGAAGATAGGGCACATAGAATTGGTCAAACAAGCCAAGTACATATTATTTATCCATTATTTGTTGATACATTGGATATGCATATGTATAATACCTTACAAAAGAAAATGAAGATTATAAGTCAAATCATGGGAGATAATGGTCCCGATGAAATTGATGAGATTTCTGTAGCTAAAGAGGTTGTTGGTAATTTAGTGAAAACATAGAAAAGACATTTTAACGTCTGATCTTTGGGCACCCACATCACCGTCACCTTTTGGCATAACAACAACATTATATTGTTTTTCATTGCCAACTGGTGTCCTTAATAGTTCGTCATATGTTAAAATTGTTTTAACATCAACTTTATATTCATTAGCCAATCTAGTCTTTAATGTATTAACACCGTCCTCATCCTTAAAAACGGGTTTACCTTTTGAATCTACCGCATATGACCCTTTTTCTTTCATAAATAAATCATCAAAAAGCTCTTTTGGTACAATAACGGCTTGCTTAGCATTATCAATATCTTTAACTTTTTCAGTTTCTCGTTTATTTGCGTCATTAGAGAAATTTATAAGGAAATTGGGGTCACCTAAATTAACGATTTCACCCATTTTTGTGTAGGCATATGATTTAATATTATAACCATCTTTAAGTAAAGTGTTGGTTATTCTAACAGCAATCTCATAATATTTTGTTGCAAAAAAATCACCCGCATCATTCCACCTAAAATTAACTTGTTTATCTGGGTTTTTTAACAGCGTGGTCTCCAATTCACGAATTAGAATTTTTTCAAATCTATCTGGGTAATTTAAGAGTAGGTTAAGTACTTTAGTTTGTTTTAAAAAAACACCTGGATATTGTATATAACTACCTCTTCTTGCGTAGCAAACCATAGCACAACTACCCGCACCTGGACAGGTGTTAACGATATAAAATTTTTGTTCATCTATATCATAAACTAAACCCCTTAAAGCTGGTATACCAATGTTAACGTTATAAGTTCCGTCATCATTTGATTTTTGCATTTTTTCATTAACACTTAATATATCATTAGGCATTGCTGTTATCTTACTAATGAATTCGTTAATATCTAACTCACCTTCTTCATCGAACGGTATTGCTTTAGCGTGAATTATTGGTTTATCTAAACCTATTTTTTCTTTGTCAGCTGATTTTTTCTGACTATTATCAATAACTTTATTTAAATAATTAGCCAATTCACTAGGGTTTAAACATTTTTTAGAAACATCTTTAAAATCTTTTTCCCAGTCAATTTCATTAATATCGGCTTCAAACACCATTATCCCAGAATTTTGTTTAATTCTGTTTATCGTTTCATTAAGGGTTGTTTTACTCATCTTTCTAACTATTTATAATAAATATTAGGACAATGAAGATAAATCCAGTTGAAAAGGAAAAAATTTACAAACAAGCCAAACATAGGCTTGGTGCACCAATTCGAAAAATACAATTAGAAGAGGAACAAATGGATTCGCTATTAGAGATAGCGCTTGAAGACTACACCGAATTCATACATAATTGGTTAATTGAACACCAGTGGCCTAGCTTAATAGGTTTAAATATCTCCTCAGCCGATTTAACCAGAGCCCTATTATATAGGACATTTGACTTGGTGACCCAATACACATACTCTTACTCTAAGATTGTCGGTCTTGGTGCTGGAGAAGGTGGGTATGTCTTAAAGAAAGATTATATTGAACTAGTTAAGGGGCAACAACTTTACGAAATACCAGCCAATAGGGAAATTAATGAAGTTTTATGGTTTACACCAGCTTCATTAGATCAATCGGTAATTGACCCATTTTTAGGCGTGTGGAATAACCAATTTGGTGCAGAATATATGGGCCTAGGTAGTTATTATATTTTACCAGCCTTTGATATTTTAATGCGATCAACAGATAGAAACTTAAAAAATAGAATAATTAGATCTGAATTGGTTTATAAAATAACAAATGCACCTGATGGTAAGAAGTTTCTTCATTTAATGAACACCCCAGGTGGTAAATATGATTTTAGAGGCGCAACAATGAACCAAGCAAAGGTTTGGTATTGGTATTACGATATAAACCCAGAACAAAAAGATGAATGTTTTGAATTAAATAAAGATGTAATTAAATCACCAATGGATGTTCCGTTGGATAATATTAATTATGACGATCTTAATGACCCTTCTAAAACTTGGGTTAGGAGATATTTCATCGCATTATGTAAAGAAACACTTGGTCGTGTTAGAGGTACTTTTGGTGGTAAAATACCAGTGCCAGATGCTAATATGGAGATAGAATATCAATCATTACTATCTGAAGGTAAAGATGAGATGATAACACTTAAGAAAGAGCTAGAGGATAGGATGTTTAAATTAAATCCTTTAGAAATATTAAAAAGAATGTCAATGGAAGCTGAAGAAATTAATAAAGCGTTAAAGTACAGAGCATTCCAAAAACCAATTAAGATAATATAATGTTTTATACTGAGTTAGACAAGAGTGAATATTTTGATATAGTTATCACAAAAGACTGCCGTGATTTCTATAGAGACGTCAATGAATGTAAATTAATTGATATCGATGTGACTGTTAGCCTTTGTGGTTCACAAATAACTCAATCTGAAAACGTCCCATTGGAAAATATTGGGTTAAACGGGTACGACAATTTCTTTATTAACAACGGTAACGGTACAATAGACCCTGACATTGCTTATCTTGTTGAATCTGGTGATACGTTTTGTTTTCATGAGGTTTCTGGTTATACTGGTAACTTCACATACAACATAGATAAGTTAAAGGTTGACAATGGTGTGTATTATAATAAATTAGATGGTGGGTTTTACCAGGGCTTTTATAAAATACATAATAAAAATGTTGAGTGGTTCCCAACTCGAGCAAGAAAAGGTTGGTCATTTAATTCTATAGTCCATTTCCCGATGACTGGTTCAACAACAGGGACAACAACAGGGACAACACTAAACCAAGCATATCCAGATAATAGTGGTTTTATTTTCTATATGGGTACTAGGGCTGAAAGTAAATACGCCAATCAAACCGAAGTAGAAGTACAAAAATTTGAAAACGATTATAATATAATACCAAAGGAATTACAAAATTTATACACTTATAATGGTTTAATCAGTTTAAACGGCACATCAAAATATATAGGGTACTTCAACTATTACAACGGTATTATGTACACTGGTAGAAGATTTACAGCCGAATCACAAAAATTACAATATCACCAAGAGTATGTTGACTTATATTACAATGCGTTTGGTATAAGAGTTACAAATGACGGTAGGATAGGATATAGAATGATCTACCCAACTGATGTTTGTTATACTGGAGCAACACAAGAAGTTTCTGGTATAACAACAAGCTCTTTTATTAAAGAACCAACTAGTGACTGTGATAACTACGATACGTGGTTAATCGTAACAAAATATTTCACTATAGAAGAGACATATACAAAAAAACCCGTTATAGACGTAACCGAAAACAAATTTTTACATATAAGCTCTGTTTTTGAAAGGGATTTTGCATACGATAGTAAGTGTGCTTTAAAATATGGTGATTATAAAAAGGGTACCTTCTCAATTTACATAAACGGTTTTAGTGTTCTAAAGAAATATGACTTTATCGAGGTTATACCGCACGAATTAACCGTTGAGGATAACTTACAAGAGGGCGTACCATTTAACTTCTCTTTTGGGGGTGGTACACAAAACCTTTTAGACGCTTTATACTTGGACACAAATAAAAAAATAGATACTGTTCTTGAGAAATTTTTTGCTGGGACATTTACTGGTGGTGTAAAGGTTTTTCAAATGTATTGTTTACCTTTGTACGCTTTTGAAATTAAAAAAATGGTTAATAATATCGCTGATTATTATGGTTTAAATGTAATAAAGGGTGGTAAAAAGATATTTATAAAAAACTTATTCTAATGATATTCAGTATTAGACAAAACTCAACGTTACCGATCTTAAAAATGAAAGTTTTTAGGGATGGGAGAAACGATTTTAGAAGATTTGAGGAATTAATCGAAAATTGCGTTGCAACTTTTGCGATGAAAGACGAAAAAACGGGTATTTACAAAGTTGCTAACAAAACGGCAAATATAGTCTTGGAAAACCCTTGTGACGAAGACGGTAGAAAACACTACATCATAACTTACCAGTTCACAAAAGATGATACAGACAAACCAGGTGTATTTTTGGGTGAGTTTAAATTAACTCTTTTTGATTTGGCATCACCATCAAATGTTTACGGTGAACTAATCGCACCAATACACGAACAATTGTATATCCATATTTTGGATTCTTTCGTAAAAACCGACATAGTTTAAAAAAAGTTTTAGTAAAAAATTTTGTAGGAGTCAATTTAATTATTATATTTGTGCCAAAATATAGGTTATGGCAGAATATAAAATCCCACTTGAGGATATCGAAAAGTTTCTTATCGGTCACGATGACGAGAAGTATATCGTGAATGTGGAATATGATTCTGAAACAAACCTGATACATAAAATCAAGCAAGACCCAGACAAAGGTAACTATATTGAAACAGAACCTTTAATGGCTTTCATGTGGATCAAAAACCTTAATAAGATTAAGGAACTCGTAAACTTTTACGGTAATAGTGATTCGAGAATAAGGTCAGCAAGACAAAAATTTGGTATAGATATTATCTCATTAGAGACAGGCGATCACCCCAAGTTAGTTAATGGATATAAATATCTAGTCACTTGTAGTCAAGGACATAAAAGAATGATGGATTTCTTTAGGGAAGGTGGCATCTATATTTATGATACTAGACACGACATCAAATCCCATTTTTTGATATTAAACCCAGTTGAACAATATTTTATCCACACGGGTAAAAGATTATTTAAGGGCTTTGAGGAATATGATGACATCCATAAATTTGTATTCGACTTAGAAACAACAGGTCTTGATCCTGAAATAAATAGGATATTTTTGATTGGTATATACACGAATAAAGGTGATAAACAAATTATTCCGATTGAGGATAACGATGATTCTGAAAGAGAAGCCATTACAAAATTCTTCGAGGTAATAAACCAAATTAAGCCCACAATTATTGCTGGATATAATAGCGCTAACTTTGACTGGGATTTCTTTTTTGTTAGGTGTAAAAAATTAGGTATTAACATCCAAGATATAGCCATCACATTAAAACCAGGTGAATTAATTAACACCAAACCATCCATGCTAAAATTGGGTAATGAGGTTGAGGATTATACACAGGTAAACATGTTTGGTTATAGTATCATCGATATAATACACTCAGCTAGACGTGCACAAGCAATTGATTCCAGTATGAAATCAGTTGGTTTGAAATATGTTTGCCAGTACAACAAAATTGCAAAAAAGAATCGTGTTTATATTGTTGGTGATAAAATTGGTAAATATTGGTACAGTGAAGATAAATTTTATTTTGACGATCGTGACGGTAAATACACATTCACTAAACCCACGATAGAATTTATGGACAACATAACACGTGATATCGTCCAGCAAAACCCAGATAAATTCTTTGTTTATGATGAGAATGAAACAATTGAGGGTTTTGGTCAACAAAGTAAAGAATTGCGTGGTGAACCAAATACCATTGCAATTATAACAAAGAAAAACCAATATAATGAAGTCGATTCATTTTTTAATGACAATGATTTAGAAGGTAATAAGGTTAAGATAAATGCTTGTATTAGGGAGATAATACAAAAACTAAAAGAGGGTAAGACGGTTGTATTTCCAGTAGAGGTGCCTGGTAACGGGGAATCTAAATTATCAGAAAAGGCACCAAAAACACACGAATTCTTAATGTTAACATATAAAGCTTTACGTGATTATGTTAACACGATACAAGAAGTTGATGGTAAATACATCGTTGAGAGGTATTTAATTGATGACTTATGGGAAACAATGGAAGTGGATGCGGTTTACAACCAAACATCCTTCATGTTGGCCAAATTAATACCAACAACATATCAAAGAGTATCGACTATGGGTACTGCTGGTTTGTGGAAGTTATTAATGTTAACATATTCTTTTGAAAATAATTTAGCTATTCCGTTATCTGATACTAAAAGAGAATATACGGGTGGACTATCTAGATTGTTTAAAGTTGGTTTTTCTAGGGAATTAAGAAAAATGGACTACAACTCACTTTATCCAGCTATTCAGTTGGCTCATGATGTTTTCCCTGAGGTTGATATTAATGGTGCGATGAAGTCGATGCTTAAATACTTTCACACTGAAAGATTTAGAGCGAAAAAACTATCGGATAAGTATAAAAAAGAAGGTAATTACCAACTAGCTGACAAATATAAAAGAAAGCAGTTACCGTTAAAGATATTCATCAACTCAATGTTCGGTGCTCTTGGTGCCCCACAGGCTTTCCAATGGGCTGAAATTGATACTAGTGAGCAGATTACGTGTACAGCTAGACAGTATTTAAGACTTATGGTTAGATTCTTTATTGATAAGGGCTACACACCAACGGTACTTGACACGGACGGTGTTAACTTTATGGCACCAGAAGGTGGTGAAGATCACTTTACATATGTTGGTAAGGGCTATAACGATGAAGTCGAAGAAGGTAAAGAATACCGTGGTGTTAAAGCTGTTGTCGCTGAATTTAACGACACGTATATGCGTGGTGAAATGGGTCTAGGGTTAGATGGTCAATGGCCAGCAACGATAAACCTATCAAGAAAAAACTATGCCTTATTAGAAGATGATGGTAGTATTTCATTAACTGGTAATAGTATTAAATCAAAAAAACTACCTGTTTATATTGAAGAGTTTTTGGATAAAGGAATTAAAATGTTATTAACGGGACAAGGGTACGAGTTTGTCCAATATTACTACCAATATTTCGATAAAATATACAATAGAGAAATACCTCTCGCTAAGATTGCGACCAAAGCTAGGGTTAAGAAAAGTGTTAGTGGTTATGCTAATCGTGGTACCGATAAAAACGGTAGACAATTAGCTAAACAAGCGCATATGGAATTAGCCATAAAACATAATTTACAAGTTAACTTAGGTGATACAATTTATTACGTTAACAACGGTAAAACAAAATCACATGGTGATGCCCAGGAAGATAAACACGGTAATATGTACGCAACATTAGTACCCAATGACATTATAGAAAATCAACCAGATTTTATTGGTGAATATAACGTACCTAAATATTTGGATGCGTTTAACAGTAGATTAAAACCATTAATGGTTGCCTTTGATAAAGAAATTAGGGATTTAATTTTAATCACCAAACCAGAACAAAAAAGAGCATTCTTAAAATCTGAACTTGAACTTGTTAATGACCAACCAGACGATATTGAAGATCAAGATACACTACAAGACTTTTTTACCCCATCGGATATGGAGATGGAGTTCTGGGAAAAGAAAGAATATAAAGCCGATTTTTGGTTTGATAAAGATATCATATTCAGAATACCTGGGTTTGGTGAAGAAATTCAAGTTTAATTGAAATATTACCTAAGTTTAAGATATTTATAAGAAAATATCTTATGGAAGGTAATAAAGACATTAAAGAATTCATTGACGCAGATGGTGATATAATCAAAGGTGATAAAAAATATATTGATTATACCGCAACATCACATGATACAACTGACGCTAGTATTTTAAAAACTAGACAACCATTCG